GCTATCCAGATCGTGTCGCCTTGCACGCCGCGCAGCGCAGTCCAGTGGTACCAGGCCGCGCCGCTAATCATGCCGGTCGTCATGCTCGCGACGCGGTAGCAGTCGTCAAACGACAGCCACGCCTGCTGCGACGCCTGACCGTAGCGGTCCAGAACGTCCATCAGCGCCGAGCCGTCGGCGTTCATCAGCCCGTATGCCGGATTGATGTTCGACGGGTAGCCAATCTCGTACACGGTCGTCTGCCGATCGGCGTAGATATCGCCGCTCGACGCCAGACCTACAGACCGCTTGACCCATTCCAGCGAGCAGGCTGAGCAGGACCAGTTTTCGATCTGGCCGGGCATGTCGGCCCAGGCGTCCCACGTAACGACGTTATCGGGTGGCTCAGGCGCCGTCAGAAAGGGGTCCGGAAGACCCGGTTGTCCTCCTGGTAGTAGTAATAGACGCCCGTCGTTGCCATCGTCATGGACACTTTGTGGCCTTCGTCCAGGATCACGTAGCGTTCGTCGGAGCGAATCTCGCCGCCGTCGTCGGCGATGGCCTGCGCCACGCCCGGTCCCACGTTCCAGTCAGGCACTTGGCACTCCATTCAATGCGTCGAGGTCGATCGTCGGCATCTGGCGCGTCGATTCAATGTCGACCTCGCCAGTCTGCCAATTGATGGTGACACGGTCGCCTTGCTGCAGTGTGACGCCGATGATGACGCCAACCGTCTCGAGGTAACTGACCACCATGCTCTCGGCGTGCTCCTGCACGGAGCGCGCCGCCGCCAGCGCACCCTGTGCCTGGTCGTAGCGCGAGTGAAGCTGCTCGAGCTGCGCGCGGTTTTCGATGCGGTCAGCCACCCAGGTAGAGCCCCATCAGGCGGCGCGAGAACACGCCGAGGTCGCTCGCCGGCGTGTGATCGACGAGCCCCTTGTAGACATTGGCGACGGTGGCCATATCCGTCGCGGCGCTCTTGAGCAGCGCCACGTCTTCGGGCGCGTACTCGAACGGCGGCGCCTCGAGCGTCGCATCGGGGGTGGCGTCCAGGTACTGCTTGAGCTGGAGCGCCTGGTTGGCGAACTGCTCCAGATCGCGCGCGACCTGACCAATCTCAGCGTCGAGCTGCGCTCTCCCGACAGGTAATCCTGCAGTCATTATTCGCTCTCCTCAGACGTAGTACGGAACGTAGATGTTCGTGCCGCCAGTGTTGAACATGATCCAACCGACGCCAGCCGTGCTGGACGGACCAAAGCCGCTGCCCTTCACAAGCGGCATGGTTGCTGCCGCGCCATTCCCCTGGCCGATACCGTTGGTCAGCGCAATGGTGCCGGCGGCAGCGTTACCGATTGCGCCGGCCTGAACGATGCCCTGCCCCAAGTAGTGACCAGTGCAAGCGATGTTGCCCCCGACGCTGCCGACCGCCAATGTCTGAATGCTGGCCTTGTTGAGCGCGACGTAGGCGCTGCCTGCGTCGCTAATCACACCGCCAGTCGGAAAGATGATTCGCGCGCTGGCGCCCATGCTGAGGTCACCCGTAAGCCCCGTAGTGCCCCCGACGGCAAGATTGCTCTGACACGACACCGCGCCCGACAGGATTGTCGCGGCCCCGCCGGCCACCGTGAGCGGACCGTTGCAGTCAAGCTGCGCGGTCGCCGTTTTCCCTGGCGTGACCGTCAGCGCGGTCATGCTGACGCGGTGATCTGAACCACCCACGTACTCGCCGATCTGCGAGCCAGACGGGAACTGGATGCCTACCGCCGCGTTCGCGTAAATCGTTGAGCCGGCCTGGACGCCGTTCGTGTCGATCGCCAGCTTCTCAATGTCGTTGATCTGAAACGCCAGCCGCGCAGCGTCCAGCTTCAGGTTTCTGAAGACCGAGGCGCCGCGGTTGTAGGAGATCAGACAGGCTTCGTTCGTGCCGGTCTCGTAGTACATCTCCAGCCCACTGCCAGTGGTCGGCACCGGAGAGGTTCGGCCTGTCGAGCGGAACCAGTCCGGCATGTCGATGGCGGTCTTGATGCCCGTTCCGCTGACTCCGATGCCCTTGCCTGACGAGTGATCGTGCTGGTCGACCGCCTGCGCCAGGGTCTGAACGTCTTCCTTCAGGAACAGGTCGGTGCCTGCGGTGGCGTAGGGGAACTGGAGTGCCCCGCTGAAGTTAGAAGCAGTGAGACGGGCCATCGGTCCTCCCTAAACCTCTATCTCGGTGGTGAAGTGCTGGACGGCGACGATATGCAGCGAGCCGCGCCATTGGCGCCCGACCTCATCGAACGACTGTGAGACCTTCAGGTCGATGAAGCTGAGCTCCTGGACGGTCTCGTCCGGCAGCGTGACGGTCAGCGCCGCGGGATTGTCGACGGCGTTCTCGATCAGCCACTGAATCTTGCGCCGCCCGATGCGGCACAACACCCCATCCCGGCGAACGAGCCCGTCAGCGCACAGCACGTCGGCCTCGAAGCTCATCAGCCGCGGCGGTCTCAAGGCGTGCCCGATCGCGACCGCGCTTACCTGCGGTGACGACGTGTTGGTGGTGTTGACCAGGTGCACCTTGAACTGGAAGAGCACGCCGCTGCCCATCGGCGTCACCGGCTGGAGCTCGTACGTGCTCGAGTCGAAGCGTCCTGGCAGCGCGGTCCAGGTCGCGTCTTTGGGATCGTCCTTGTACTCGACCGTCACGTAGTTGCTGGTGTTCAGCAGCGTGCCGGTCACGGCGATGTTGCGGAGGCTCTTGATGCTGGCGTGGAAGCCGCCGTGCCAGGTCGGTAGCTGGATGAAATGGTCGCCCATCGTGAAGCGGTACGCCGAGCAGTTGACGGGGTTCGGCGTACAGGCGTTGATCACCCACCCCACGGTCCCGTCCGAGCAGCCCAGGTACGTCCTGGTGTGATTTGGCGGAGCCCCTATGGAGCTCACGAACAGCGTCTGGATGCCGCGCCCCGCGAGGGGAGTAATTACCGAGCCGTGCCAGGCGTCGATGTGCACCGCCTCCGTGTCCGGCGTCCGCAGCCCGGTCGCCCATGCGCCGAACTTGCACAGATAACCCGTCTGCGTATCTCGGTTCAGGATCGCGGCGTAGGCAAAGAACGTGTCCACACCGCAGAACGCGGTCACACGACCAGCCACCGGACCGCTGTTTCCGACGAGCTTTTCGGGACCGACGTCGTTCCAGGACAGGTCGGGGTCAATGCGCGCCAGACCGTAGCCGTAGCTCGTGTAGATGCTGTTCTCGAACTGCCCCCAGAACTTGCCGTTGTTAGCGTCGTCGGCGAGCTTCAGGAACGGAAACAGCGAGTGATCCTGGCCGCTCGCATCGAGCGTGTAAATGCCGTCGGTCTTGGCAATCAGCAGCGTGCCCGCGGCAGTCACCATCAGCGCCGTGATCTGCGAGCTCGCGTCGCCCGCGCGAAAGATCGCGTTGGTGTAGTTGCCCTCGACGGTCGGATCGGCGTTCGTATCGCACTTGCGGAGGCGATTCAGGTCGTCAGCCCACCAAAATTCCCTGCCGATGACTGCGAACGAGATTGCGGTGAACGTCGCCATCGGCGTGTAGGTGGTGCCGTTGGTGGTGTACTGCGCCACGCCTGAGCTCAACGCGAAGAACGCGCGCATGACCTTGTCGAAGTTGGACTGGAAGACCGCCACGTCGGTGACCACCACGCCGGCGCCGAAGTCCTTGACCAGCGTCCACGCCGCGTCCGAATCGCGCCGCAGGATGTAGCGCCCGTTGGCGCAGTACAGTGCGCCCAGGAGCTCGAAGAAGCGCACCGCGCCCGCGGTCGTATCGTGCGACGGCGGCGTGAACAGGGTGAGCTCCGGCCCCTTGCACCACGGCCAGACGCTGGCGTCGACGCCCTCCGCCTCCAGGTAGCGGCGGTCGTCCTTGGTCTGATTGCCCTGCTGCAGGTTCTGGCCCATACCGAACGCCAGCGACTCGTACTCGTCTGTGCGCTCGGTGAGCGGCGACCAGCCCGAATAGGAGTAGTCGGTCGGCTGGATGTTGGAAATGTCCTGGACCTTGCTCGAGACAAGCTGCGGTTGACCTGGTCGCGTGGCGCCGAGCAGGAAGCCCTGCCGCCAGCCGTTGGCCTTGTCTTCGATGATCAGGTGGTACGGATACGGGCTGCGCCGCCCTCCGATGTAGCTCACGCGACCGCTCGCGGACCGAACGTGCGCGCTTTGCGGAAAGTGATCTGCGGCGCGACCGCGGTGAAGTGCTGGTGCGTCTGATCGTTGAACCAGGCCGCGGCGGTCGCCTGGTCGCGAATCAGTCGCTGGTTCGCCGCTGGCTCGAGCACATGTCCGAAACGCCGCCAGCCGATGATCAGCGCCGCGCTGGTCAGCCACTCACGATTGACCGGCGCTTCGTCGGTCTCGAGCGCCAGGCCCGACTGCTCGCCGTACGTGCCACCCGCAACGCGGCAGTGATCGTAGGCGCGCTTGTAGCAGCGCAGCCATATCTGATCACCGTCGGCGAACGTCCTGCCGTTGGTGTTGAACAGCATCGTGCCGCCGTCGCGCTCAACCTGGCCGTACACGATCGCCGCGAACGGGTCTTGTACCCAGGGGTCGATGCCGGCGGAGAGCACTCCAGCCTGACGGACGTGGTTGGGGTCTTGCAGCCAGGGGCAGACCGTCCGCAGATCGTGTCGGCTCACGCCAGGAATCGCGGTGCACACCACGTCCACGACCAGCCAGCACTGCTTCAGCGCATCGTTGATGATGCGGTGCATGGTCGGCACGTCCCACGGTCCGAGAATCTCGAAGAGCTCGCCGATGCCGCCGCCGCCAGGACAGTCCACGCCGGTCCCGTCCAGGCACTCGTAGGTGAACGTCTCCAGGTCGCGGTAGGGGTGCGCCTCGAGCGCGGCGTACGTGGTCGACCCCGGCGGCGACAGTGGCGAAACCGTCCACGGCAGATCGGGCGTGATCGTGCCCGTCGGCGGGTCGTACGTCTGCACCACGCGGTGCCGATCGCTCGCCTGACCAGCGTACGGGCGGTACAGCGGTCGTTCCGTCAGCAGATCGTTTTGCGCGATGCCCGACTGGATCGGGTACACGTCGCACACGAGCTTGGCGACCGTCGAGCCCGCGGTTGCGCGGATGGTGTACTGCTCCGGCCCGACATACGGGCCGCTCTCGAGCGCCAGGGAGTGTCGGTACTCAGTCAGGCTTGGCATGCAGCGGGGGCCATTCGGGTTTGGATGCGGGCACAGCGTACGGTGCGGCAGGGGTAGGCACCGAGCCCGCCGCCGGCGGCGTCTTGACCTGGACGAGCATCAGCAGTGGCGCCTTCGTCCCGACGCCGCCCACCAGGACGGGTGGCGCTCCAGGGGGAAGCGTAGTCAGCGGGGGCCAGTAGCCCTTGCGGAGCTCGAGCCGCAGATCGCCCCACGCCCACAGTCGGCCTTCGGTGAAGTAGAAGACCTTCAGCGCCTTGCGGTACGTCAGCGCGCCACTCGGCGCCAGGACGCCGCCGAACGCACGCCGTAGCGTCTTGACCAGCGCGAGCGTGCCGCTCGGATGCAGTGTGCTGCTGAACGAGCGGGTGAATATCTTGCCGATCAGCACCAGGCCCGAGCTTGCGAGGGAACCCGCGTAGGACCGCCTGAGAAGCCGCACAGCGGTCAGCGCGCCGTTGAAGTACGGTATGCCCCCGAAACTGCGAAGAAGCTGCTGACGGGGCGCTACAGTGCCTGTGGGGGCCAGTGTGCCCGCATAGCTGCGGAGCAGTGACCTCCTGAGCGCCAGTGAGCCCGTAGGGGCTACGCCACCACTCAGGGATCGGTTCAGTCCGCGGAACACCGCACCGATCGGCGACAGCACGCCCTGGAGCTTGTGCGTCGTTTGCCGCGGTAGCGCCCCCGAAGGCGCTAGTGAGCCGCCCACGCTCAGGAAGCGCGTGCGCGAGAACGTGACTACGCCCGAGCTCGGCAGCGTGCGCTGGATCAGCAGCGTCGCACCGGCCAGGATGCCGTACGTCGGCGCCGCCTCGAGCGAGGCGTACGTGTTCGACCCGTTGGCCCAGGTGTTGTACGTGCGGTCGGTGACGGTGACCGGCACTCATCTAGCCGCCCGACGTCACCGTAGCGATGTAGGTCGCGATGATCGAGTCGCCCGAGCTCAGCGCCAGCGACGCGAAGACCGAGCGATCCCACATCGTGCCGCCCGGCACCGCGGCCTGCGACATGAGCGCGTGCTCGGTGATGTTGACCGCCGCGTCAACGGTGATCGTCGCGACCGACTGGTACTGATTGGCCGACGGCGCCGTCTGCGTACCCGTCGGGCGCGTGTTGTCAGTCGAGTATTGGGTGGTGAGCTCGGTGACCAGCGCCGTCTGCGCCGCGGCCTCCGCCGTCGAGCCAGTGCCGAGCGCATGGAAGTTGAAGAGCTCGAGCTCGAAGGTGTTGCGGAAGGCGTTCACGACCGCTGCCACGCCCGCGTCAGTAATCACTTTGCGCGAGACGACGCCCAGGTCGTACGTCCTGCCTCCCGTAACGTGCTTCAGGCTCAGACTCGATTCGAGCCACACGGCGCTCGAGAGCGCGTCGATGAGCTCTTCGGCGAGCTCCTGGGGCAGGTAGCCGTGCGCCAGGTACACGGCTCGACCGAGCCGCGAACGGGCAATCTTGGGCGGCATCAGCCGCATAGCGACGCTGGAAGCGAGAGTCAAGGTCATCAAGGTTCCTCTATGGCCGCGGTCGCGATAACGCCGACGTGACCGCCGGCCTGGGCGCAGACCAGGGTGACAATATCGCCGAGCCGTATCGACTGGTGGTTGGGCAGTGTGCTGGTGAACTTGCCGGTCGCGCCCGCGGCGATGCTTGGCCTCGAGGCGGGGTTGGTGTAGACCGACACGCCGTTGTTGCGGACGTCCACGATCGTTGCCGACGTACCCGTCGCGCCCTGCGAGTAGCACGCCACCGTCCGAATCTGCGCGGGCCTGGGCGCGACCATTGCCGCCAGCACGAGCTCGGTCGACGTGTTCAGCGCGAAGCCGGTCAGAATGCCCTGGACCGCCTGCTCAGCCAAGCTTCTTCAGCGTTTGAGCCAGACGTGCTCGCTGGCCTGTCACGCCGCCTTTCTTCGCTGCCGCGGCGAGCTTGCTCGCGGGGATCGGCTTCCCAGGCTTGGCGCCGAGCGTCTTCCGCAGCGCCCCCGGCTTCTTGATCGCGCCTTTGATCCAGTTAGCCATCCTGTACCTCGATCGCGCTCGCGTCCACGACCGGCGCGCCGTGCTTCTTGATGACGATGGAGGCGTGGACGCCGCCCTGAGACTCGCGGTTGTTTCGACGTGAAACGGCGGCTTCCACCTGGTTGTAGACACGGCGGTAGTCGGCCTCGCGGGTGAGCCCGACCAGCCGCATCGCCCGCTCGCGCGGAAGGCCGAGCCAGGTCTCGGCGTCGACCACGTCCGGCGTGTTGGCGTCTCCTTGCCTGTCTCCATCAAGGCAGTAGCCGTCGCGCTCGACGCGCACGACCTGGTCGCGGCCCAGGAGCGAGTGCACGTACTCGACCTCTTCGGTGGTCTGGCAGAAGCGCGTTCCCCCTCCGCGGAGAGAGATGCGATAGAACCCCGTCCCGAACGCGCACGAGGCGCGGTGAACGGTCGTCACCAGGAGCTCGGGCTCAGCCACGCTGATAACCCTCCCTGGTCTCTTCGCGGACCTCGTACACAACGTGCGCCTCGATCGTGCGCGCCGCGGCAATCCAGGCGTTCTGGAACGTGCCCGTCAGCCCGTCCCACGGCTCGCCCTGGTCGCCGAGTTGGATCATGTAGGCGTCGTACGCCATCTTGCCGAGCTTGTCGTCCATCGCTGCACTGGTCATGCCGTCATGGAACCTCGCCCACTCCTGGAGCAGCCAGCCCACCTACAGCGTGGTGAACGTTCCCAGGCTGGTCACGGTGGTGCCGTTCGCATTGGTCGCCTGGACCTGGTAGTAGTACAGCGTCTTCGTCACCAGGCCGGTCAGGTTGACCGACTGCGTACCCGCCGCCGCCGACGCTGCAGCCGTGTTCGACGCGACCGACGGCGTGGTGCCGTAGTTGATCCTGGCCGCGACCGTTGGCAGCGAGCTCAGCGTGAACTGGATGTTGCACGTCGTCGTAGTCAGGTTGGTGATCGAGACCGCCGAGATACCCACGCCACCCGTCGGAGGGATCGCCACGAACACGCTCTGCCCTGGCCGCGAGCCCGTCGCCTCGCCCTTGTAGCCGGCACTGGCGTTGACCGGCCAGGAAGCTGGCTTTGCCAGCCCCTCGTTGCCCGCCCAATCGACGGGCGCGTGCGTCCACAGGCCGGCTGCGGCGCCGACCTGGGCCTCGATATCCGCGGGCGTCACGGCGACGTGGGCTCCGATGGAGCCTCCGCGGTATCGACCTCCGCGCCCGCGGTGAAGCCCTTGGCCTCGTAGTGCGGCACGTTGGCCTTCGGCGCCTTGAACGTCGTCCCGTCGGGCTTGGTCATCTCGACGTACACGGTCGGGCTGATCTGCTCGTCTGGACCGCTGGTCGCCTCCGCCGCGGTGTTCGGCTTGAGCTCGAGCACTTCGGGCGGAGACGCCTCCGCGGGAGGAAACTCGTACTTCTCTTCGCCGGCCATGATCGGCGCGCCCGTCGGCGACGGATCAACGATCGGGTGCTGCTCTGGAGCCGTCGGCTCTTCGGGTGGTGTTTCGGTCATGTCTGCCTCCCAGGTCGCTGGCGACGCTGCGCCTGCTCGATGGGGTCGTATCCGTGTGATGCGTTGAGCTTGGCCTCGAGCCCCTCGATCGACATGCTCTCGGTCGTCTCGACACCGTCCAGGAGCCGCGCGTCCTCCGCGGCCTCACGCGCGGCAGCGCGCTTCGGCTGGATCACGCGAATGTCCTTGCCGGTCTCTTCCTTGATCTGGCGCAGGTACTCGCGAATCTCTTCGACCGAGTAGTCATCGAAGGTGTCTTCCAGTGCCAGGTCGCGGTACCGCTCACCCGCCCTGCGAATGGCGTTGATGAGCGCCGCCTTCTCGCGCTGGACCTTCAGAATCTTGGGGTACTCGACCTCCAGGTACTGCTCGACCTCCGAGCGCCCACCGTCCCGACCAGGCGCTTCCCGCATCTCGTGGTAGCCCTTGTCGGCGTAGTACGCGCGGTTCTGCGGGTCGCCCTGGAGTTGCACGACCGAGCCGTCCGGCTTCAGGAACCAGCGATAGGGGTAGTTGTAGTTCTGCCCCTTCTTCGGCTGGATCGCGTGCGCCGACGTCTGCTCGAGCAGCTTGTCAACGAACTCGTTTCCCGTCAGGGCTTCCGCCATTAGCTCGCTCCGTTGACCAGGATGCCGAAGTTATCGCGCATCTCCTGGTGGCCGTAGATTTCCTCGACCGCCAGCTTCCAGGCGAACATGTCGATGTCGTAGAAGATGTGCGTCTTCGGCGACCGCTGCATGACCAGCGCCAGCGCGTCGCGGTGGAAGATGGCGTTGTTGGCCTGCCCCGCCGCGGGTTTGACCAGGTTGGTGGTCATCTTGAGCGTCAGCCCGTACATGTCGCCGAGCGTGCCCGACTTCACCGGCGTGTTGCCGGTGCCGATGTACAGCGCGTTGCTCCAGCGGTCCAGCGCCAGCTTCGCGACCTTCTCGGCTGGCGTCATGATGAAGAAGCGGTCGTCTTGCGGCACGTCGGCGTCGTCCAGGAGCTTGATCGCGCCGAGCACGTTGGCGTCCGACGCGGCAGTGCCGAGCGTGCCCACGCTCTGCGAGAAGCCGGCGAAGTCCGCGGCCAGCTTGCTATCGACGTCCTTGGCGACCGCGTAGCCGAGCTTGCGCTGGTACTCGTTCTGGACGTCCACGATCGACTGGACCTTGACGATATCTTCGATGCCGACCGCCGCGTAGCTCCAGATGTTGAGCGTGATGGTGGTCGCCGTCTCCGCCACGGTCTCGTACGTGATGGCGTTGTTTTCGCCCTTGGCTCGAGCCGCCAGGTTGCCGATCGACGCGACCTTGACCGTCTTCCCGACGCTGGCGTCGCTCTCGAAACCGCGGTTGACCGAATCAGCGATGACCAGGTTCGACTCCGTGGCGCGGAGTACCTGCTTGCTCCAGATATCGGGCGAGAACACGCCGTCGGCGATGGTCTTGTCTACGAACTCGTTGCCCGTAGCCGCAATGCCGGTTCCGACCGCCATATGAACCCCTTTAGCGTGGTGTTAGCGGAATGCC